AGACCCAGAGTTCGTTTCAGTTCAAGTTGGTAATTCAACTGTCCCAGTAGCTGTAACGACCAGCGGCATCATCAACGGGGCTTATGCCACGACCAGCGCCGCAAGTGGCGACACCCGACTGACCTACCAGCGTTTGACGTTTAGCAGCACTGGTAGCGGTGAAACCATCCGAGCGTTTAGCGTTGTGACGGGCGCAGGTGCTGCCACTGGTGGAACGATTAACGGCGCACACCTGAGTTTGAGCGTTAATGGCGCTGGCACTATTTCTGGCGCTGGCAATGCTTTACGGGCTACCTTGGGCGGTACATCCACCAACCCAGGCGGTACGTTGGCGGCTATCCAGGCAGACTCTAACTTTGCATCTGGTGGCACTTGGACGAACGCATCATTCATTCGTTTCACCAACAGCGGCACGGGCACGGTTGCCAACCTGTTCAACATTCCCGCAGCTTTGTTTGTGACAAGCACTGCCACCATTGCCAAGACTTTGAAAGTTGTGGCATCGGACGGTACGCCTTACTACATCATGTGTTCGAGCGCAGCGTAAATGTTGAAGCATCCAAACCCAGAAATTCAGCTTTTGGTTGAGATGCTAGAGGGGCAGCGGGATTCCGCTATGGCGCAAGCCGCTGCCCTTTTTAGGGAAAACACCGAGTTGAAGCAAGCCTTACAAGAAAAGCTGGCCCAAGAATCCAAGGAGAAGGCAAATGCCGCTGATAGCATCAATGACCCCCAAAGCGCTCAAGGCCAACATTAAGGCAGAAATCGCCGCTGGCAAGCCACCCAAACAAGCGGTGGCTATTGGATATGCGGTTAAACGTGAAGCTGAGAAAAAAGCCAAAGCAAAGCCAAAAAAGTGAAAATTACTCAAAAGAAGGTGACAGAGCTAATTCCTTATGTAAACAACAGCCGCACCCACTCTGACGAACAGGTGGCCCAAATAGCGGCAAGCATAAAAGAATTTGGATGGACTAACCCAATTCTGGTTGACGGAACAAACGGCATCATTGCAGGGCATGGAAGGCTATTAGCTGCCCGAAAGTTGGGTTACAAAGAAGTGCCCACCATTGAACTGTCGGAACTGACAGAAACACAAAAGAAAGCCTACATCATTGCCGACAACAGGCTGGCGCTAAACGCTGGTTGGGACAATGAAATGCTGACCATTGAGTTGAATGACTTGCTGGCAGACGGGTTTGCCTTGGAGATGCTGGGCTTTGACCCCAAAGAATTGAGTGCATTGCTCGAGCCAGAAGTCATTGAAGGGCTAACGGACGAGGATGCCGTTCCTGATGTGCCTGACGAGCCAAAGACCAAGCTGGGCGACATTTACCAATTAGGAAAGCATCGATTGATGTGTGGGGATTCGTGCAGTCTGACCGATATGGAAAAACTGTGCGATGGGCAACTTGTGGATATGTGGTTGACTGACCCACCATATAACGTGGCCTATGAAGGCAAAACCAAAGATGCTTTAAAAATCCAAAACGATAGCATGGGTGACGATCAGTTCCGACAATTTTTGCGGGACGCCTATGTAACCGCAGATATTGTTATGAAGCCTGGGGCCGTTTTTTATATTTGGCACGCTGACTCAGAAGGCTATAACTTTCGCGGGGCGGCGCAAGACGCTGGCTGGAAAGTTCGTCAATGCTTGATTTGGAAGAAGTCAACAATGGTTATGGGGCGGCAAGACTACCATTGGAAGCATGAGCCTTGCTTATATGGCTGGAAAGAAGGTGCTGGACACCTTTGGGCTACTGACCGAAAGCAAACCACCATTTTGGAGTTTGATAAGCCTAGCCGCAACGGTGAACACCCAACTATGAAGCCTGTTGGACTGTTTGAATACCAAATGCTTAACAATACCAAAGGCGGCGATATAGTGCTTGATTCATTTGGTGGAAGCGGAACAACAATGCTGGCGGCTGAAAAGCATGGTCGCTACGCACGGCTTATGGAGTTAGACCCAAGATATTGCGATGTAATTGTAAAGCGCTGGGAAGACTTCACAGGCAAAAAAGCCGTATTATTGGAAAACCAGCCCGAATTGGCAAACTAATGTAACACTTCCCCTCTATAAAATGTCTGACGCACACGAACCAACGCCCGAAACCCAAAGACTGGTTGAATCTAGCAGCGGGTTAGGCTTGCCGCATGAATCCATTGCCGTGCTGGTCGGCATAGATGACAAGACCCTCCGCAAGTATTACAGGCACGAATTGGACATGGGGAAGGCGAAAGCCAACGGGCAGATTGCCAAGACGCTGTTTCAAAAGGCTACATCTGGGGACACGACCAGCCTGATTTGGTGGACAAAAACGCAAATGAAATGGTCTGAAACCGTCAAGGCCGAGGTCACAGGCGCAGATGGTGAGCCATTGCAGGGCATCCAGGTAACCTTTGTGAAGCCAAATGAGTGAAGTCCAAGACGCTATTGCAAGGGCAGAATTCCCTGTAAAGCTGGAAGGACTGTTTAGAAAAAGCCGCTACAAGGTAGCTTACGGCGGTAGGGGCGGCGCTAAATCTTGGGGCATCGCCAGGGCGCTGTTAATCTTGGGAGCCAAAAGCCCATTGCGTATTTTGTGCGCCCGTGAGTTTATGACCTCCATGCGGGATTCGGTGCATAAGCTGTTGTGCGACCAGATTGAAAGCCTTGGGTTGCTGGGCTTCTACGACATAACCCAGGCCAGCATTCGGGGCAAGAACGGCACAGAATTTAGCTTTATTGGTCTTAAAAACAATATTGCCAACGTAAAAAGCTATGAAGGTGTTTCAATCTGCTGGGTAGAGGAAGCGCAAACGGTCAGCCGCCTGTCTTGGAATGTGCTGATTCCTACCATTCGTGCCGAGGGTAGCGAGATATGGATTTCCTTCAACCCCGAGTTGGAGACAGACGAAACTTACCAACGTTTTGTGGCAAATCCCCCAGAGGATTGCATCACCATGCGGGTGAATTGGTCAGATAACCCTTGGTTTCCCGAAACCTTGCGCTTGGAAAAAGACTCGCTAAAGCAAAGGGATGAAGAAGCCTACAACCAAGTCTGGGAAGGTCTATGCCGGCAGACCGTGGACGGGGCAATCTTTGCCAAAGAAATGCAACAGGCCGAGAAGGATGGGCGCATCACCAAAGTGCCCTATGACGCAACCAAACCTGTCCATGCGGTGTTTGATTTGGGCTGGTCGGATAGCACCGCCATATGGTTCTTGCAGTTTGTGGGGATGGAGACAAGGCTAATCCGATACATTGAGGATGCCCAGAAAACCATCAGTTACTACTTGGCGACCATGCAAACCTATGGTTATGTCTACGATACCGTTTGGTTACCCCATGACGCTGAAAACAAGACCTTGGCAGCGGCGGGGCGGTCAATTGATGACATCGTTAGGGCAGCAGGGTACAAGACCACCATTCTGCCCAGAGTGCCAATTCTGGACTCCATTAACGCTGCCAGGACGATATTCCCGAACTGTTACTTTGACCGCGAACATACCGCCGATGGGCTGGCTTGCCTGAGACATTACAGGTATGAGGTTGACCCAGACACGGGGCAATTCAGCCGCAACCCATTGCACGACCATTATTCCCACGGGGCAGATGCCTTTCGGTATATTGGACTTATGATCAAAGAACCCACTAAACGCAAGAAGCAAATGGTTGCCACAGCGGGTTCATGGATGGGATAATTACCCAAAGGGGTTCATATGGCTTATCAAGACGAAGATGGCGCAAACGCCAAGATTACCGAAGCGATCAAGTTCTGGCGCTTGGTCAATGATTCGGATTCCACAAACCGAGCCGAGGCGCTGAATGACATTAAGTTTGCCGCTGGTGATCAATGGCCCGTGGAAATCCAAAACTCACGCAATTTGGAAAGCCGCCCTTGCCTGACCATCAACAAGATTGATGCCTATATCCGACAGGTGACCAACCAGCAAAGGATGCAGCGCCCACGCATCAAGGTTCACCCCGTTAACAACCTTGCTGACTACAAAATTGCCCAAGTCATTGAGGGCATCACCCGTCACATTGAGGTCAATTCCAGTGCCGACACCGCATATGACACCGCATTTGACTATGCTGTCAGGATGGGCTGGGGCTACTGGCGCATCAATTACAAGTATGTGCGAGAAGATTCATTCGATCAAGAAATCTACATTGATGCCGTTGAAAACCCTTTCACTGTCTACTTTGACCCCAACAGCGTCAGGCCCGATGGTTCGGATGCCGAGCGATGCCTAATCACCACTGTGCTGGACAAGAAGATATTTCGGGAAATGTATCCAGGTGCAAACGATGGGGCTAACTTCCAGCAACGCAGCACAGGGGATGACACCTCTG